TGCTCCTACAATACCACTTTGAAACGGATGTTCCAGTAAATAAGATAGAAGTGGTAATAACAACATTCTCATTGAAATATTAAATGCTAAATCGGAAACATAAAAATAACGTCCTTTACCCACATCAGCTTTCGCTTTAGGATAAACTTCATCTTTTACATTTGCAACTGTCGGCATCATAATCAATGGATCCTCGGAATCAATATTGTTCATAATTTTACTCACTTCATCCCTTACCTTTTCATGCATATCCCAGGTGCCGTCGCTATTCTTACGAAAAGCTTGATCCTTGGTAATATTATAACATTTCATTGTTTTTCCAATGGATTTAGAATTATCTCGCGGGTTCATGAACATATTTTCACTATCTCCACAAACTGCTCGATACAAGTCAAGAGGCTCCAATGGGACTTCTGGAATCGGAATATCATCAACACACTCACGGACTGCTGCATCCAAACACTCATAGTCTGGCTTAGCAACAACCTTCATCGCATCAAGTCTATACCTATCCATAAACATCCATTCATCCTCCACTTGGACACTTTTCTTTTCACACGGTTTTCCATACTCCTTTGTCAGTTTATCACCAAATAAATCAAACAATTCAGTCTTATGTGCAGTCAATTTTACTTGATCCGCATACGGGAAATGTGCTACTGGGATGTGGTCGGATTGATATAAATCATAGTCTGGTTTCCATTTCAACAATTGTCCTACAGCGCTTCTGGGATGAACCCCATCACTAGCACCTTGTAACAATATTTCATTGAAATTATTACCATGTGGATCTACTGGAACTCCTCTCTTCAAGAATTCCTTAACAATCACGTATAAATCCTTCTTCAAAACCGGTACTGCTACCGATAATAGTGAATCATTCGTCATGATACCTCTATGCAAACCTAAAAACTCTCCCTTCATCGTGAACAATGGTTGTCCACAATGACCGTTTCTAGTTGGCATATTCGTCCGATACTCATAATGATCCACCTTTTGCAATTTTATAAGACGAGTTTGCATGCTCGTGTAAATACCATTTTCCAAATATGGTAATTTACTTTCACAGTTCTTCAACACACCATCTAATAAATCAGTGTATGCAAATCTATTTATACCTTTAACACCAGGTAAATAAATTGCGCACAGATCATTATCTAAATAGACAACGTACTTCTCAACGTACCTCCACGGGTATTCCACTCTATTACAAGTAATAATGGAAATGCCCTTGGTTCTCTCACCATAGTTAGTAAAGTAATGTTTATTCAATATAATGATGTTCAGCGTTAGCATCACACCATATAAATGTATTTCATCAGAAGAAATACGAACAACAGTAACCTCACCAGGTAAGCCCAACCAAGGCTTGTGGGATCCTTCGGTTTTACGAACAAATATCTCTTCTTTCAAGACTTCACGTAGTGCACTAACAGCAGGACCTTGTTCATTCACCTTTTCAGATGAAAACAGTTTCGTCAATATAGGAATAACACATTTGAACAGAAAGATAAGCGAGCCAATTAAGGCCATCAACTTTGCAGCTGTATATAAACGATTAACTAAATAATCATTTAAATCACTAATCTTCTTATCAAATCTTTTTTCAATATCTTCTATTAACTCTTCTGCTTGAACTCTTGCATCCTTTATTCTCTCCCCTGCTAAGTAATCTGCTGTGATTAACAAAGCTTCTCCTGTTTCTTTCACTTTAGTCGGTAAACTAAAGAAAGAACCTTGGAGTTGGATTTCGTCTACCTCACGTCCTTGATGGACGGGCACAAAATCTTCCGGGGGAGGACATCCTGTATGTCCAAACAACTTTCCACAAGGACACAACGCTTTCATTGGTTCTACTCTATCTCTAGCCATATGTTCATCAACAAATTGCATAATCATATCAGGAAGATTGGTGTAAACTTTAGTATTTTT